ACCAATGCCAGTGAGTTGTTGAGGAGTTACTTGTGGTAACACTTGTTTTTGTAACGCTGGAGCGTCTCTGCCACTACTAACTCTGTCAAATAAATTATTAAAAAATGCCATATTACTTCTTTAAGCTGGTCTTGCTTGACTGCTAAAAGCCTCCATAAGTTGATACATTAAATCAGTGCCTCCATCCCTACTAGGAGCACCTGTAGGACTTAGAGTTATTATGCCACTTTCGTTGTTCATGTTGTAAGAACCAGCACCTCTAACAGCTTGTCCTGTCATGACAAACTCGCCATCTGATAACATTGCTGGTACATCGTCACTGGTTTCTGTACCTTCGCCATTGATCTGTCCGTTCATTCTATCAAAATCTTCTATAGCTACGTTGCCACCTTCAGCATAGGCCATAGGCATAACATAACCACCCATGTTGTAACCCATTCTTTTGACTACATCTGGAGCTACTTTTGCTAGTGATTCCAAGCCTTTGTTTGGATATTGTACTTCTCCGCCTTGAGCTGCTGCCATTACTTGTTCTTCTAGTCTTGGTTGCCCACCACTTAGTTGTGGCAAGGTGTTAGCTGGTAACAAACCAAACTCAGTAGGATTAGGTGCTTGTTGACCCATTCTCCTAGCGATCTCAGCCTCTAAGTTGTATCGACCAGCTGCGTTCATAGTATTCAATGGTGTCAGTTGTACACCTTTGTCTTTCTTGGTGTCTTCATATGCTAACTTGCCTAAACCAGTAGCCAAAGCACCTATGCCCAACATACCCATGCCACTTAGACCACCACCTTGTGCGTTTCTCATTGAAGGTAGATTTGCAAATAAACTGTTAGAGGTAGGTCCTGTTTGTCCTTTAATAGTGTCTTCTATGCCTTTGATAAAGTTTGGAGTGTTACCTTCACCCAATATTTTTCTACCTATGTTAAATGGACTGCTTCCTTGATTCTGTTGTGAAGCGTTGTAAGCTGCTTGTTGTTCTGGTGTCATCTGGTCGTATTCTTCTTGAGTTACCTGTTGTCCTCCACCACCTAATAACCCAAAGTAACCTTGCATTTGGTCATCTTTGTATTGTTGACCTATATTTTTTGCGTATTGAAATGGTTTAAATTCCCCATCAATACTTCCTATGCCTTTAAGAGCATCTTTAAAACCACCACCAGATTTTAAAAAGTCTCCTGATGTAATAGATTTTAAAGCACCCTTATCACCAAGTAATTTTTGACTACCACCAGCCATGACAGTCATAATGTCGCCTATACCACCCTCACCTTTAACTAAATTAACAGCTGCCTTACCTTTGTTATACAGAATAGCTGGAGCTTGCCAAGGACCGGGCACTACAGCTGCGACTGGTGCTATAACCTTAACTACTTTTTTTACACCTTTAGCTATTTTCTTTAGAAAACCATGTTGTTCAGCACCAGTGACTTCGTTAAGACTAGCGATACCTGTACCATATACCATCGATTCTGGGTCAATACCTACCTCAAGAGCAGCACCTTCTATCGCATCTTCTAAGGCTGGGTTGTTCTCTATCATCTCTCTTGAGACATTGACATCTCCTGACCTGACATGAGCCATCATGTCATCTTCGCCAGCTCCTTGTGAAAGTTGGTCAACTAAATCAGATTGGGGTGCAAATGCCTTAGTTGTAGCATTTTCTATCATTCTGCCCAATAGTTCTTTTTCTTCTGGGTCAGATGTCATACCCATCTGTTGTTGTAATACTTCAATAGCTTGTCGTAGTTCCATCATTTTTGCATCAGCAGTGCCAGAACTAGGATTCATTGCTTCCATATATGTCTTGTATTCAGCTTCTGAAATACGACCACCACCTAAAGGTCTAAGCATACCAGCAGCCATAGCTTGTCTTTGTTCTTGTGCCATATCTGGCATCTGTCCTGTGACAACCACTTCGTCTATAACTTGTATAGGTTGTGACAGTTGTATAGCATCATCAAATGACATGTTGCCCATAGCATAGTTATTCACCACTTCTTCAGGTGCGGTTCTGTCTGTTGTGTTTAAGTAAGAAGTAAAAGCCACAGCTCTTTGCTCTACAGGGCTAATACCTTGTCTAGCACCTTGGTTAGCCATCATCATGTTCATTTCTTGGTCAGACATAGAGCCTTTGGTGTCGTTTATTGTGTTCATAACGCTTGGAGTTTTGAACTCATAATATCCTTGATTTATTAAAGAATTAATATTTGGGTCATTATCTCTAAATGTTTTAGTATCAGAACCATTTGTTAAAGTTATAAAATTAGATGGAGAACTATTCGCAAATAGTTCCATTTCTCTATCAGAAATAGCACCTTTGGTGTTACCGATTAGTTCCATTGCATTAGTTGGAGAACTGTTTAAGAACAGTTCCATCTCTCTATTTGATATAGAGCCCTTTGTTTCACCTATCAAATTTTGTATTCTTCTTTCTAGTTCTTCACTTGCCATATTCTTAACCTATTGTAACTTATACTATCACTAGCTTATTGTAGCACCAACTTTACTAATGTCATGTGTACCATTGTTCCAAATCCCATCCATAGACAGGACCTGTTATGTTTACTGTAACATTGCCATCTAAAGTTACTGTCACAGCTCCTACAGAAGCTTTCGCTTCTAAACCAAATTGTGGACCTATTGTTAGATTTACCCACTCGTCACCATCATATACTTGCAACTCTTCTGTTGTGGTATTCCATATAACGTCACCAGCTGTAAAAGAACTAGAGTTACGTTCAACGTCTGTATATTGAGGAGTAGCAGTAGTGTCAAAACGACCTAGATTTAACTCCATAATACGAACCAAGCGATTAAATGTGTCTATAGATACCATTTCGCCTTGTGCTATAGGCAGTCTGGTTTCTAATAGCTTGCCCACTATCTACGACCTGAAGTTTGTACGTCTAAACGTGTAGCACCAAGCCTCCATCTGTAATCTTTACGACTAGCAGTATTGTCATCATCTGACTCAAACCTGAGTACCAACTGCCTACTTCTGGTTCGCAAACTAGAGAAAGTAGATGTAGTTGTTATTTGATTAGTGGAGTCTGTCGTCAAGCTGTCACCATTAAAGTTTCTGCTTTTAACTACTATATTCATGGCTGGTGATGGCACTGTACCTGTTTGTGTATCAAACTTGATATCAGGTATAAGCTTTTTAACAAAAGCAAAGTTCTCGCCATCAGCTATGTCTATGTCTGCTGATTCTATAAAGACACCATCCATAGCGTTTTTATCATCATTAAATCCTGTTTCATGTAAGAACAAACAACTAGTAGAAGAACTTGTGCCTGACGCTATAGGTTTGTTTTCAATACCAGCATCTAGCCAAGCATATCTAACCAAAGAACCTATGCTCCAAGAATTTTCTTCGTAGTTGTAAATAACATAACGTGAAATTTCATTAGTTCCATCTTCTAAGGATGGATAGAAAAACCACACTTCTGAAAATTCAGTATTGGTAGCAACATGACATTTGTAAGCTTGAGATACATCTAAATCAGAGAATACATAGTCTTGCACTGAACAAGGTAATTTTTGTACAGAACCATTGTAAAAATAGAAAGCATTTTTAGACATAAAGAATACACCTGTAGGTGAGTTACCAAATGCTTTAGGTCCTATCAAACCAGCACCTTCGTTAATTAAATTAACTGAAAATACAAGAGGTGGTCCTATAAAGGTCATGCTATACAAACTAGTATCTGTCCACACCAACACTTCTTGTCTTGATTTAAGACCGCCAACTATAAGAGAACCACTAGACAATCTAACATCACCAGCACTGTTTGTGCTCAATGGCTCAAACTCTAAAGCATTTTCAGAGTCACTAAAGGCTATAAGCATAGGGTCTACAGCACCAGTTCTAGCACTACCACTTATAGGGTCAGCTCCTAATACTATTAAATGTCTGTCTGTTTCTGAAGTAATAACCTGTAAACCTACAGTGGGTACTAGATTAGCACCAGATGTGCCTGACAGGCTAACAGCTCTTGTAGACAGGCCATCGTTCTCTACCCATCTGTAAATACTGCCACCTCTAGGATTAATAATTAAATCTTCACCAAAGTTATCATGTGTCCACAGTCTTAATTGCCCAGTATCAGACAACGCATTTGTAGAGCCAAATGTACTAGCAGACCATGTTCCAGAACCCCAACCAGCGGCTTGTACATAAACATCTAAGCCTGAGTTTATTTGGTAGACACCATCAACTCCAGAACCACCATTACCACTGTCACTACTATTCGCTGTTACTGTGTCTCCGCTAGTGTCCTTGGCTGTAAAAGTAAAGGTGTTGGCATTAGCCACACCTGTAATTTGATATTCTTGGTTTAAAACAGCAGCTGTTATTAGACCACCTAGTGAAACAGAACCAGCTATAGTTACAAAGTCACCCACTACTGCTCCATGACTTGAATCAGTTGCTGTAATTAGAGATGAACCATCAGTAGCAGCGAAAGTTATGCCATTGGTAGTTGTAGCTCTTATAGGAGTTATATCGTTGTAACTACCACCATTATCTATGTAGTATTTAGATGTAGTACCAAAACCAAGATAGCGTGAACCACCGAGTGAAATCCAACTGTGTAGTGCTCTGGCTGTGTCAAAAAATACGTTGGAACTTTTCTTAGCCCAACCGCCAATTTTTTCTACACCGCCTTTTCTGAAACGTACTAAATTACCATCGACCCAACCATTTTCATTAGAATAGTTAGTTTCTTCTTTGTTGATTCCCGGCTTAAAATTAAATTTTGTGAGTGGCATCTCTTAACTCTACCATTACTAAAATAAATTTAAGCTATTCTTATGATGGCAGCAGTCGCACTAGCTGCTGGAAAAACGACTGTAAAGTCTCCAGCTGTGCTTGTCTTGTCTCCTCCAAAATCAATAGTAGCCAAAGCTTTGTTTGAGTTTGTTGAGTTGTAAATTAGACAACCTCTAGCAGTCACTGTAGCTGTACCAAATGTCAGGTCAGCAAAATCTACAATAGCTGTAGTACCAGATATTGCTGGTGTCACGTTAGTCAACGCTGCTCCAGCTGCTGTGTAATTTGTACCAGTTACTTCATTGGTGGTTGCGTAGGCTGTTGTGCCAGCTCCCATCGTTGCTGAAGATGTGTATAAAGCTAACTTAATAGAGTCAGCTCCGTTAGTGAGATTGTGTCCTTCAACAAGAATTTCTTGTTTAAAACTTGTGCATATTGCTGATGTTATAGCCATTTCTTAAAGCTCCTTTATTATCCTAGCCATGTCTTCATGACCTTGTTGCCTTAATAAATTCACATATGTCACGTTTTTAGAATTTATTGCGTTCTTAATACTATGTAAGATTACAGTATAAACTTGATTTTGAAAAGCCATAGCCTGTTGTTTTACATGCTCTGGTGCATCCATAGAAATCTCACATATTTTCTTAGTAGCCTGTTCTGCCCAAAACTCAGGGTCGTGACCTTTGTTCTGTGTGGTATGAACATCGACTTTTCCTAATTGTATAAAACTATCTGTCATCCTTTATATGGTTCTGGTGGCTCTTCATCTTTATGTAAAACCAATCCATGTTCTGCTAATTTTTTATCAATATCTTCAAATGGCTCTATTATCCATTTGCCCTCATGTGGAACTGCTACTAATGGTTTATCTAATCTATGGAAACCATATAGTCTGTCTGTTGCTACTACATTAGAATCTAAGATTGTAGATCGTGAACTAATACCTACTGTTATATCTGCTTCCATACACTTACATATCCAAAATTCTACACAAGCTCTGCCAGCTTCTGCAAAGTGCATGTTTTCTTTGTAAGAAAAATCTATGCCATATAGATCAATAGCACCCACCTTGTTAA